CGTCGACGGCATGCGAAAGCTTTGAGGCGTCATCGGCCGCAGCGGCTTCTTGTCAACGACCGCCGTAGCGCCCGCCGCAATCACCTGCGTGCCCAAGCCGAACCACGTGACGTTTCCGTCGACGTAGGTCTGCTCCGAGTAGTCGATCGGCGCGTTGGGGTTGCCTTGGACCAGGTTCACCGGCGCGCCCACGTAGCGCGGTCGGATGTTGGGATCGCCCACGTAGTGGGGTTGGATGTTGGGATCGCCGACGCTGCCGAGCATGCGATCGGCGAGAGAAGCTGCGTTCATTTTCTTGCCTTTGTGATGGGACTGTGTATGCGACTCGTGGGGTGTCGCGCGCACTCGCGCCTAAGGCGCATGCGCGCGCGATCGCCGACTCAGTGCGAGGACGACTGGGCGTTCTGCGCGTGCTTGTCGACGATGTAGCGGTACAGCGCCGAACCGACCATGCTGAGGCCGGTTGCAACCGCTGGACCCTTGAGGGGGAACTTTTTGATCACGAGCGCGGGGACCGCCATCAAACCACCGACGACCGCATTCGTAGGAATGCCGCCCGTACCGTCGTCCTTCGCGAACAACTTGTGCGGACCGCCATTCTTCCCTTTGGTGTCGATGAACGCAGCGCCACCGCTGCCGGCCAACGTCCCTGCTCCCGCGAGCAACAGTTCACCCTCTTCTTTGCGTGCCAGAGCCGCGCGCTTCCCCGCTTCGGCTTTCGCCTTGAGGGCTGCGGTTGCTCGGGCCAGTAGAGAGGTGCTCATGCTTGTCAAGAGAATCCGCACTCGACAAACGCGCCACACAAAAAAACGCGCTATACTCCCAGGATTCCATGGACGAGCGGGAATTACGGGCGAGTCTGATTGCTGTGGGTCCAGTGCTACCGATGCTCATCTACAGGGGTGACGTCGTAGACGGCGCAAAGCGCGAGCGGCTCTGCGCCGAGCTCGAGCTCGTGCACCCGTCGATGCGAGTGCTCCACACCGTCGAAGAAGTCTGCTCGGCGCTGTGGCTCGTGCACCCGGATCGCGCGCTCGAGCGCGCTCGCCTCGAAGGCATCACCGGTATCGCCAACCTGGCACGCGTGTGCAGCGCGCGCGTCGCCGACGTGGCCACGTTGCTTCAAAAAAATGTGCCCGTGCTCCGGAGCAACCGAGCGCCCAAACACACGCGCGGTCAGCAGAGCGTCAAGATCCAGTTTTGGGCGGACCCTCAGTTCAAGCACTACATGCAACGCGCCGGCGCAGAGCAAGGGCTCGACCTCTCGCAAGCTCTCCGAGTCGCCGGATGGGAGCACGTGCAGAAGGTGCTCCCGCGCGCGGCCACTGAGGGCAGTGCTCGCGGTCCGGCCGTTGCTCTCGTTCGACCACGCCGCGTGCGCGCGCGTCGCTCGCTGTGAAACACCACGCGTTGTTTCACATGCAACGTAACACGTGAGACACCAATGAAGCGCAGCCGACGAATCACCAGAAGAGAACACAAAGCAAACGAGCGCAAGGCACCTTGCCTCAAGTGCGGCAAGTGGAACGACCGCGCGGCTGTCTTCTCACGTCTCTGTTCGTGGTGCCTGAAAGCTCCCCGCCCATAGGACCCACCTACAGACCTCGGAAACCGCGCGGCGATGGTGATGGCTCCGCGTCGAACAGCTCGAGCGGAGGTGGCGGCAACGCGATGAGCGACGGGCGCTCGAAGTCGCCGCCTGTCACGCGGAACCATCTTCCGTTGACCCTCAGCACAAATCGGCCGTCGCTCAGCAGGCGCACGTCGTGGCCGTGAGCACGGAAAGCAATCAAGCGCTCTTCGTCGGTCATCGTTCCACGTGCAACGTAACACGTGAGACACTTTCTTGCCCGCCTGCTCGAGCTCGAGCGAGAACCCGCCGCATGCGAAAGACGTTTGCGAAGCAATTGGTGCCGTGCTCGAGCTGCCCGCGTTTCACCGACAAGCCCCGCCACGGGCTTTGCTTCGCCTGCTACCAGCGAGCTCGCCGCGGGTCGGTCCTGCCGTACGCCGCCGAGTGCGCGCAGTGCGGCGAGACCGACCCGATCGTTCTACGGGTGACCCCCGCGGGCGTGCTTTGCGCCAACGACCACGCGCGAGCTCGAGCCGCCGTCGCTTGAGGCAAAGCGCACGATTGCCACCCCTTCCGAGAGCTCGACCAGGAAGCCAAGCCGCTCGAGCTCGGGCACGTCCTCTGCCGTCGCCACACGCTTTACGAGGTCCCACCGCTGGACCATTCGGTAAAGCGAGCGCCGATCGACCGCGAGCAGCTCGGCCGCCTGCATCTTGTTCCAGCGCACTGCGAGCAGCACGAGCTCGACGTGCCGCCGTTTCACCTCGTCCAGGCTGAGCGAGCTCATGCCTGCCCCGGCTTGATCATCACCACGTTTGCCGCGGCCTGGGCGAGTTGCAGGAACTGCATCATTCGGCCGCCCTTGTGCTGCCGGAACACGTCGCACTCCGGCACCTCGTGGGATATCGCTGAGCGGTTCTCGCCCGGCTCGAGCTTGCACCACCGATTGCAGGATGGGCACCGGAAGTTGTGGACCTTCCCGCGGCTCACAGGGCACCGGCACCCGCCGCATTCCTTGCGACCATGTCAGGGTCTTCAATGTGCTCGAGCACGCGCGGGTTTGGCTCCGCGAGCAACCGTCGCCCCTCGCGGATCGCGGTGATGGTCGTCTCGTCCGGATAGATCGGAATCGTCTTCAAGTGCCCCACGCCAATCGGCAGAAGGTGCACGCCGCCGAAGCGCTTGCACAGCGTGTAATCCTCACTCCAATACTCGCCGCCCTCCGCCTTGCTCCACGTGAAACCAATGTGCTCGCGGTCGTCCCAGATCTTGAAGCGCTCGCTGCGCAGCGCGAGCTCGAGCAGCCGCCACGCCGGCACCGCCATCAGTCCGAGCCCCGTGTACCAGCGTGGCCGCTCGGACGGGTCAGCGACCTTGGCTCGCGTCGCCGCGAGCGTACCTGCCGTGGTCGCGTACATTGCAGACGCCGGCACGCCCGTCGTTCGCGCGTGGTCGATCAGCTCCTGAGCTTGCTCGACGGTGAACAGCATATCATCGTCGACCATCAGCACCGTGTCTCGCTTCTTGGCCGTCGAGCCGCTCGAGCACGTCACACGCTGCCGAAAGGGCCAAGTTTCTTGCTAACGCCACGTCGGCGCAGCCGCTCTGCGCTAGGTACATGCCACCCTCTCGGATTGCCGCTTGCACGCTGTGCTTCGTACCTTCCGCCATCGCGCGGTTTGAGCTGCACAGAATGATCGTGTGTTTCATCGCGCCACCACCCCGAGCTCGTCATCGAACATTGCCGCACGCGACAATTCCGCAAGCGCTTTGCTCAGCTGCTCGAGTTCGCTTAGCGCTTGCCTTGCCTCTTGAGCAGCACGTTGCTTTGGCCCTGCTTCGTATAAGACAAGGACAGGAGACCCTACAGTCGCCGGCTTCTCATCAGCCGGCAGATCTCGAAAAAGTTGCAGGGCTTTTTTTCGGCGATCTGCGACTTCCACTATCCGCGAGACCAAGGAATTGAGCGCCGACTGATAGTTACTTTCCTTCATTTTGTTGCCTCCAAGACCGTTGTTTCAATTGACGCCGCGGTGAGCGACGAAGAGAGGTGGTGCCCGTCGATGCCGTTGAGCGTCGCGACGTGGCTGCTGCCGTAGTGACTTCGCTGCACGTTGCTGAACCCAGCCGCGTGCAGGCAGTGCCACGCGGCGAGGTCCGTCCAGCACGAGAGATGCCCCGAGCCTTCTAGGATAAACCTGCGCGCGTCGTTCTGAGTGTCTGCCGTCACTCCGAGCGTTCGCAAAAAGTCAAGATATAGGAGCGTGTTTGCGTTGGTGATCCGCGTCACGTCCGGGAACGAGAGCCGCAGCGTCCCCGACGGTTGCAGCACGCGCTGGCACTCGCGGAGGAACGCCATGCCCTCCGAGAACTGCACATGCTCGATCACGTGCTCAGCGAAGACGAAGAGCGCGCTGCCGTCCGGAAACGGCAGCGGCTTGCGAATGTCGACCTCGGCGTCGAAGTTCTCCCAGGGCCGTGGCAACTTGTGCGGGCCGCACCCGAAGTGCAGCAGCCGGTGCCGACGATCGAACGCCGTCACCGCTTCCTCTTCGCGAGCCAATCAATCCCGAGCTCGAGCGCCTTGCCGAGCACGCGTTTTTGCAAGTCTGGGCTCGCCTTGAAGGCGTCGAGCCGTTCCACTGCCTCGCCGATGAGCGCGAAGAACCCTTCGGGCGTCATCGGTACCGTGAAGACCGAGCCATCGCGGAGCGGCACATGCAACACCACGCCATCGAGCTCGACACTGAACCAGGGCGGCGCCGGCCGCGTCTCGTCTTGCTTCTCTTCGCTCATGCTGCTCTCCGTGCGATGCGATGCGCCTTGCGACAGTGCGCTTGCAGGCCTTTCAACAATCCGAATCGCTCCGCGCAGACCGCGCAGACGAAGTCGAGCGGCGCCCTGCCCGGATTCCACGGCGGGCGCGCGGCTCGTTTGCGCTTGAGCTCCTCGGTCAGCTCGCGGCGTAGCCTCACCGCATGCGCTCGCCGCCACTGCCAACGCCGGTAACATCGATCTTCGAGCTGCTCAGTGTGCTCGGTCAGCGCGGCAAACTCAGCGCCAATCTCGGCGCGCAGCGCGAGCCACGTCACGACGCCACCGCCCGGTTACGCTCGAGCTCGCGTTCAAGCTCATCTTCGAGCCGCACCGCGATCTGCATCAGGCCGCCGGCTTGCACTCCGAGCTTCCGCAGGTTCTCGGGGCTCGGATCGCTGCGCACGTTGCGAATCGCCGTGAGCAGCTCGACACACGCCGCCCGCGCCGGGGTCACGGCGCGATCGCTTCCTGACGCGGGCACGCCGCGTCGTGGCCGCCATCCTTCACGCCGCAGATGATGCAGCTCACCTCAGTCACTTCTTCCCACGCCGGCGGTGCCGGATCGGTGCGGCGCTGCGGCGCATTCGGGCACGGGCCGGGGCACGGTATCCCCGCCGACATGTGATCGGAGCAGTAGCAGCCGACCGCCTCAACCTCGGGCGCTTTTTCCCATTGCTCGTTCGTCATCGTCTTTCTCCTAAGAACAGCTGGCCACCTTGCCGCTGTGCTGAACCTTCCGACTTGGGGGCAATCCCCAAAGCCTTGCGCACTCGTGCACGAAGAACGCGAAGCGCAGCGCCCGCGGCCCATTCCGCGTCACGCTGTTTCTCCCACTCGTTCCTCAGCTCAGTTGCACGAGACGCCGCGGCCAGCGGCGCCCGAGTGTCGCGACTCGGGTCGGGGGGCTTGACGCCGATCGGATCTTTATGGTGCTCGAGCGCGTGACTGATCTCGATCCGCGCCCAGCCGTTCGCGCCTTCATGCCAGCAGCACGGGCAGGCGCGGTGCTTCCCTACACCCCAATCAGCGAAACCAGCACTCGACTGCCGAAGCCGCGTCCCATCGCACTCGGCATAAACCTGAGCGTACACCTCCGGCAACGCTCGATGCGCACCGTCGGGAGTGACCTCCCAATCCTTGGTGAGATACTTGATGAGCTCGTGCGAAGGGTCTCCGTGCACCGCCCGCACATCGATCACGAGCGTCACTTCCTCAATTGGCCCGATCGGGCACTCGGCACGCAGCACAGAGAAGTAAGCGCGCTGCCAAAGCTCTCGAAGCCGATCGTGCGCTATGAAGCGCGAAAACATCCACACGTGAAAGTGCGGATGCCCAAGGCCGTCCTCACCAGGCGTCCACTCGAGCACGCTGTAGTAAGTAAAAAACTCCCAGAGCGAAAGCTCGCGACCAGTCCTCTCCACACGGGACTGAGAGACACCGCGCGGCGTGCTGGCAGCCGGCAGATCGTCCACAAACACGCCGCTTGGAATCCGCTCGAGCTCAGCACGCAACTCGTCTCGGAGCAGACGAAAGAACCGGTGCCGCGTCTTTCGAAGTCGGCGGATGCGCTCAACCGGAGTGCCGCGATGGGGCAGGGTCAAGGTCAGCAAACGCTCACCCCAGCGCTCGCCCTTTCGTTGCCGCCGACGGGTAAGACCGACTCGAGCAGCAACGGTCAATAATCCGGTGCGCTTCGGTCGAAAGTCACCTTGGACTTTCTTCACTGGCCGAGGGCGGCAGCGCGCACAGAACCAACGCGCATCGCAACCAACATCGATCGGCGTCTTCTCTCCGCAGCCACCACACACCAAAGTGATCTGCGTCGACTCTTCTGACCCGCACGAAGCAACGCGATCGAACAGGTTGATCTTGTTTCGCGCGCGCGACTCGTGCCATTGCGTCGACGGCGGGTCGCGCTCAACGGAGGGGCCGGCGGCGAGCTCGCCGCGCGCGCGTGCCTGAGCACGCGCCTCGACAGCGACAAGGGTTTTCGACTGCCCGAGCTCCCAGGTTTCGTCACCGCCTTCGGTGTCGGCGATCGGACGTCCATTGCGTTCCTGCCGTTCGGCCAAACCCGACTCGCGCCAGAGTCTCCGGCGGTCGAGCGCTAGCGCTCGACCGCGCTCGCGAAGTTTCCGCGCTCGCTGTTCTCTTACAACCGAAGTGAGCGACTCAAGCTGATCGAGCCACGCAACGCGCGAGCTAACCAACCGAAATCGTTGGTCCGTCGAGTTATGCCTACTCCGAGGGCCAACCCGTTGGGTTGTGCCCTCGGTATCAAGGGAAGGCGGCGCTGCGCGCCGATCGGAGCCCTTTTTACCCGGGTATTGTTGGCCCTTCGGCCTGTTTTTGGAGCGAGCGAGTGATTTCGGCGAGGAGCGGACATAGGAGCGCGGGTCGGCGCTCAGGGTCGCCCCCACGGTAAAACGTCGTTTGCGGCCAACGTCGACTCGAAGCGCCCCATTTTTCGAGGTGCTCGGCCCGGCACCACGAACCACACGCGCACGAGCTCGGGGCAGCCGAAGAGCCGGCCTTGCCAGATCGCCTGGGCGTTCCAGCGCCATGCGACGCGCGGCCGCTCGCGAGCCATCACGCGCGCCTCCTGACCGCGCGAGCCAGGTCCGACGGCAGCCGGTCCGTCGTGTGCCAGGAACAGCGCGCGGCGTAGCCCTCCCCCACGCGCACGAGCTGCGATGCCTTTCGGTCACAGCGTGAACAAACCGCGCCCTTGGAAAGCTTCGGAGCTCGCTTCTCGCGGTGTCGGCCGTGAAACAGCTCAAGCTGGTAGGCGGATGTGCGTTGGAGCGCGCGCGCGCGTGTGGCAGACTGTCTGGGCATTCGTCGTGATGGGCAGATGCGAAAAGCCTTTCGGCGGGCGGCAACCCGCCGAAGGGCGATTAATACGAATCGGGGCTTGACTTACTTGCTGCGGCTCTCCCCCCTGAAGCCGTGACAGCTCGCGCTCGCGGTGTGCTCTCGCCGCGCAGCACCGCAATCGCCGCACGGCTTGTTCGCCTCGCGGTACGAGCGCACGAGCTCGAGCACGTGCTCACGATCGACGATCACACCGCGAGCGAGATCACCAGCAGCAGGCGCGGCCTCCCGTTCGTAGGCGTTCAGAAAACGAACCGGGATCATGGGCGCCCCCGATCGCACCACTTGCAGTAGCCATCGGGCAGCGCGTCCGGAGCTCCGCAGCCCCTGCAACGCCGAGGCGCCGGCGGCGGCTTCACCGGCGGTGTTGGTTCAAACCCCGAGCAATTCAGCACCGTCTGCACTTGCTGCTCGGTGAGCGTGTGGCGCAGCAGCCGCACGCGAGTCAGGTAGCTTCCGCGGCGGCTCATGACTTCCTCCGCTGAACCGAAGCGCGCGGCGAACGCGATCCGCTGGTCTTACGCAGCCGAGCCGCGTAATCGGCTCGAGCTTTCGCGCACGCGACGCACGAGCACCGATGACAGACCTCGCTCGAGCTCCAAAGTTTGAAGCACCCGCATCTATGCTTGTGCGGCGTCTTGCCGGTTCGGTGCTTCGACCAAACCAGATCCACGCCGCACAAGGTGAGCTCGCCGATCATGGGAGCACCTCCCAATCGACCGCGAGCAGGTCACTTTGCGACGGCACCCACGGCACTAGGCAATCCGTCGCGTCTTTCAACTCGATGTACGCACGCGATTGGTAGGGCGATCCGGGCGGGGCCGGAGCGTCGGGCACGTACTGCAGAAACATCCCCTTGCCGTTCCAGCCGACACGTGAGACGCGACGCCGCCTAACGAGCAGGGAAAGTGCGTCAGAGAAGTTCACAGCGCACCGCACTTGCAGGCGAACACCTGCCGCTCGAGCTCGACCGCGCGATCGGAGACGCCGGCGTCGGGCGCCTCGCAGTAGTGGCAGCTCGCCGGTCCGCAGTGGTTCGCGGCAAAGCAGTCCAGCACCTCGGCACACGACGCGCCGGCGTCGGGCGCATCGGCGCCGGTGCACGTGTCACAGCTCGAGCCTTGCCAGCCGACTAGGCAGTCCGCTTGCGTTTGCGGCGCTGTGCCGCCTGTGCCGCCTCCTCCCGTTCCCACTCCGCGTCCGCCAGCGCCAGCGCCAGCTGCGCCCGCAGCTGTTGCTCCTGCCACGCTTGAACGACCACCACTGCTTCCGGGCTTTCCTCCCGTTGCAGCGCCTCCAGAAGCGCCGCCTCCGCCCGCTGCAAGTCCAGCAGCAGCAGCCCCCGCATAGTTTCCTTGTCCGGCATCGGCATCGTTGTTCTCCGCAGTGAAGGAAGGGCCGCAGCCCGTCGCGAGCAAACACAACGCGGCGATCAGCACCAGGCCGATCGCCGCGCGACGAAGAAGCACCAGCGCCAGCGCGAGCACCAGCGCACCAAACACCGCGGCTCGCGGCGTCTCGATCCAAGGTAGATGGCTCATCTTTTTGGCCTCCTCAGAACGGGATGTCATCGCCGCCGGTTGGCGGCACAAAGTCATCGTCGCCGTATTCGTTGCGCGGATTGGAACCCGCGGGCGCGCGCTCGCACAGCGTCACGTTCTGCGCGTGGATCGAGGTGCGCCACTTTTCGTTGCCCTCTTTGTCTTCGTAGCGCTCGTAGCGAATCTCGCCCGTGACGTGGAGCCTCGTGCCCTTTTTGAGGATCTTTGCCAAGCCCTCAGCGCGTCGACCCCACACGACCACAGTGTGCCACTCCGTGTTTTCCTGCCGCGCCTTGTTCTTGTCCAAGTAACTGCGCGTGGTCGCGAGCCGAAGATTCATCACCGCGGCGCCCGAGCTCGTCATGCGGAGCTCCGGATCGGCGCCCAAGTTCCCAAGCAAAAAGCAAACGTTCAGACCATCAGCCATGTTCACTGACCTCCCGAGGAAAAACGATTCGACGACAGAGCCGCGCGCACGTAGCGATCGCTGCGCAGCTGCTCGAGCCGATGCCGGCGCGCGTCGTTCGCGCGGCGTCGCTGGTTGTGTTGAATGCAGTAGAAGCCGCCCGCTGCGCGTCCACACCATGCGCAGCGCTGGAGCACGGTGAGCGGCTTCACCGAGCCCCTCGCTGCTCGAGCTCGAGCCGCACGGCCTGTGATGCGCGGCGGCTCGTAGGGCTTCCGGGCGCTCACTGTTGCACCGCCGGCTGGAGGCTGAAGTTTGAGTGCACCGCGTGCTCGTACGAAAGCGCGTCCTCCGCGTTCGCAAAGAACTTGCGGCACGTCGGCTCGCGGTGCCCGAGCACCTCGCGCCGATCGTCCCTCAGCACCGGCGCGCCGCAATGACGGCACGAGCCGATGGTGCTACCGATGAAGTCGCTCGAGCACTTGAGCTCGACCTTCACGGCGCCACCGCCGCGCTAGACGTACGGCGAGCGCTCGAGCCGACCGTCCGGAAGCTCGAGCGCGAAGTACGGATCGCTCGACGGTAGCCGCCCAATGCGAAGGCGCCGCGTGCCCCAAACGAGCACCAGCTCAAAGCGCTGCCCCTCGCCCCTGAGCTCCCGGCCGCGCGTGCGCACCCAATTGACGAATTGAAGCGTGACGTAGAACGCCGCGCGAAAACGCCGAATCTCCCGCTCGATCTGATCCATCCCTGCGGGTGATGATATGCTGCTCGGGGGAAGCGGGGCGAGTTTCCCGAAGTGTATCTTATGCGAACTAGCAGAAGGCACAGCGTAAGCAGCGGACCGAGCACCGACAAAAGCCGTTGAGCTGCTGCGCTCGCCGATCCGATCTGGCGAATGGCATCTGCCCAGCTCTCGCCGCGCTTCTCTATGAGCTTGGTGCGCGAGGCACGAACGTCCGACTGGCCGAAGTATTCGAACCCGAGCACGTTCAAAGTGTCCAGCGAGCGCAGCATCAGCGCGTCCAGAAGTTCGCGATCATCAGAGTCCGGGTTCGGGTTTTCACCGGTGAAGGTCTTTAGCGCCGCGTCGATCCCGTCTTCGGGCATCGCGAGCGACTCGCCCGCGATCGTCAACAGGCGGGTTCCGTACCAAAAACGGCGAGGCTCACGTGAGAGCGGCTTTGACCGCTCAGTGCGCCGAGCGGCCGCGCGCAAAAACTTGCCCATCAGGCCGGCCCTCTGCAAACGACGCACTCGCAGTGCGCCTCACAAACCGGTAGATTCACCATGTCGACTAACCTCCTATGTTGGTTGACCAGACCCCCGGACGTTTGCGCGTCGCGGGGGTCACACTTTTGTGGATACGGCCACTAGAGCAAAAACTTGCCTCAGGCGCCAGTGGCGGAGTCCGCCGGGCTGTTTTCCTCGCCGTTCGTCGCGGGCTCCGGCTCCGGCGCCGGCGCCGATGCTGCCGCTTTCCGGGCCTCCCACTCGGCTTTGCGGTGCTCGTAGGTGTCGGCGTAGTAGCCGATCTGCGTGAACTCCTGGAGCGTCGGGAAGGCATCGCGCGCCAGCGAGAGCGGGTCGACGTGCTCTGCGGCGCGAGCTTCCGCCGTGGGCTCGGGCGCTGCGGGATCGGGCACCGTCGGCGGTTCAGGTTCCGGCGGTGTCGGCGGCGACTCGGGCTCGGGCGGATCGGCCGGCACCATCGTCGCTTTGAACCGCTCGAGCTCGCTCCGCACGACACCGAGCGCGCGATCTTCGAGGGCTTGGAACGCCTGCTCGCACCACTTCGATAAGCTCGAGTCGAGTTCCGCGCGAAACTCGGTCCACGTCGCCACCGGCAGGAACTTGCTTTCGAGACTGCTCACCAGCTCACCGAGTCGGCGCTCGGCTTCGGCAAGCCAGCCGTCTGCGCGCCCATGCTCTGCGAGCAGTTGATTCAGCGACTTCGAGTGATTGACCTCGGTGTCCCAGCACCACGCAATTGCGAGCGCTGCGTCCTTCCACAGCGAGCCGAGCTGCTCGGCCTTTGCCGCAATGAAGTCGAGCATGTGCTGAGGCGTGGTGAAGTCTTTCCGGTTCGGAAGCGTTGCAACGGACGGCGCGGTCTGATCGGTCATGTGTTTTTGCCTCTAGCCGATTGGCGTAAAAATCGCGGTGTAGATGCCAGCAAGCGATCCCGGTGTAGTGATGCCCGTGATCGAGATAGAAACGTCGGTGGTGCCCCCGCTGCTTTGAAAGATCAGCGAGCCCCCAGCTCGCTGCACGCCGCCAGCGCCCAGGTTGACGCTAGAGGTGAAGACACCCGAGCCACTCGCGCAGAGAGGAACCGGCACCGTGTACGCGCCGGCCGCGTCCGTCGCGATGATGTTGAACGCAGCGTTCGCAGCACTGGTCGCGAGTGCTGTCAGCACGAGCGACACGTCCACGCGATAGGTGCGGGCCGGCACTTTCGGCGAGGTGCCGAAAACAGAAGTCGCCCCAACGTTGGCCGCAAACGCGGCCGAGGCCTTCAGCGAAAGCCCGTAGTACAGGCTTTGGTTCGGCGTCGGAAAGATGAGAATGCCGGCGCTGCTCATAGTGGGATCGGAGCTCCGGAGGGCACGAGGCCCGAGCGCTGCGGATTGTTCGCGAAAGCGACAATGTTGCCGAAACTCACGTTCGGTGGACTCAGGATCACCGTGGGCACCTTTGCCCCCGAGCTTGTCAGGTCAGCCGCCGCAAACTTTAGATGCGTGTTGTTGTTGTCGTTGCAGACCCACAGATTGCCGTCTCGGTCGAAACAAATGCCGTCGGGACCGTTCAACGCCGTGGAAGTGATCGTGAGCAGCGGAGCTTGGTTTCCGGTGACGGGGTTTCGGGTGTCGTAGCTTTTCAGCGTGTTGCCTGCGAAGTCCGCGACCCACAAATCTCCACTCGGCCCGAACGCAATGCCCTGCGGATCTTGAGTGTTCCAGAGCGCACCAATCCACCGCACCGCCGGCACCAGCGCAGCGTTGCTCGCTTGCAGCTGCGAGGCGGCGATCATGAAGATCCCCGTTCCCGTGATGGTCGCGCCGATCGACGCCCAGAGATTCCCTTGCGCGTCGAACGTGAAAAACGTTGTGTCCGGGCTCGCGATTCCGGTCGCCGTCGCGAGGGTGATCGTCACGTCTGGAACGGGCGTTCCGCCGAGTGCGTAGCTCGGCTGCCCGTACTTTAGGAACGTCGCGATGCCCAGCGATCCATGAGTCGGGAACGCGACCCACAGCTGGTTTTGCCGGTCAAACCCCATGCTGGCCCAAAGCGAAGTGACTCCACTACCCGCAGGCTCGTTCAGCGTCACCGCCGCAGCCGGCGTCCCCGATTGCAGAATGCTCGAGAGCGCAAACTTGTACGATGCTCCGGTTGCTGCGGTGTGGTGCGTATCGAACGTCGTCACCCACACGTTATTTAGACCGTCAACCAATACGTCGAACGGCGATGAGTTCGGAGAGACCACGCCGCTCAGATCGATCACGATGTCCGCCGCGGCTCCGCTCGTCGCCAGCAGTTGCCCCGGCGTGTAGCCGTTGAGAACGTTTGCGCCGAATCCTGCGGCGGGGCCGGAAAACGGCAACTGCCACATCGTGAAGTTGCCAACGACGTAGGCCTTGCTTCGCCGGAACCAGCGCCCCGTCCCCGCGGTGCGCGCGATGATCAGCGGCGAGTACGCGGCAAAAGCATTGGTCGTGTCGAGCGTATAAAACTCGCCCTGGTCGATCACGTACGCGCGGCACCCGTTCGGGAGGCCTGGCAGATCGCTTGCGACAAGGTCTGCTAGCGATGCTCGGATCACGTTGGTGAGCAGGCCCGTATTTACCGGAACCCAATTGGCATCAAGCAATCCGCCCAGGAGCTCATAGGTGACGCCGTCCGCCGTCGTCGTCACCTGCATTCCGAGCGATCGAAAGTTTGCTGGAATGGCGTTGCGCGCAGTCACGTCGAGGACGCTGCGGTAGCCTCCGAGCTCGAGCGCGGGGTCCTGCGTCGGGTACGGCGTGACCGTGCCCGGAAGGTTCGCGATGAGGCCTGTGATGCCGACGCCGCTCATGATTCCACCAGGTTGAACGAGCCGAGGCCGGTATTGTCAGAGCGCATCAGATCGTAGTTTTCAGTCACTCCGTTGGCGTTGGTGATGGGCACCGCAGTTGCGACGATCGAGCACGCGAACGGAAAGCCGCCCACGGTGAAGTTCGAGACGCCGATCCCAAACGCCGAACGCGCCCAGAAGAAAACGCTCTGCCCGGCTAGCGCATTTAGCGCGTACGTGCCTTGCGGACCCTGCTTCAGAGTCGCTGTCAGGCTGTTCGCAAACGCGCTGTTGTAGCCGCCTCCGCCCGGATCGACGGCGCTACCGAAGTAGACATTGTTCCCCGCCGTGATCGTCACGCTGCGCGCGCCAGAACCAAGCGGCGAGCTCGCCGTATCGGTGAACGTGACGCTTGCGCCGTAGGTCGCGAGCGGGAACGAATGCGGCGAGATGAAGCCCGTTCCAGGCAGCGCGATCACGTCCGAGTGTCCGAGCGTATCGGTGAGCGTGACGGCCGCGGCGGCTTGGTTGTAGCTCGCCGTGAACGCCGGATTGACGACTGTTGCGCCCGCGAGGAACAGCGTCGCGCCCGTCTTGGCGAAGCTCGTGATCGCGAACGCAGTCGGCACGTCCTCCCACACTCGTTGCGTGCCGTCCCAGCCGATTACCTTTCCGACCGCGGGCGTGCCTGCCACGAAAGCGAGCTCCAGCAATGCGTTCAGCGCATCCGCGACACCTACCCCTGGGACCAGGCTATCGTTGAAGACTTGCGATGCCTCGTAGTCGTTGGTAACCGGCACCACCGCGCCCGCGCGACCGTTCCAGCTCGTCACTCCGCCAACGGCAGCGGGCGGCACGAGCTCGACGCTCGCGCCGTCTGCGCCCACGGTCCAAAAATAGCCCGGCGTTCCGCCCGCAGGCGGCCCGGAGGGCCCTTTTCGGATCGTGAAGTTCATGTCAGAAGCACTCTTCGAGCTCGAGATGAATCGTGCCGTTCAGGCCGGCGACCGGCGCGCCGCCGCCCGACGTGGCGAGCGAGTTGACGAACACCGTGCCCTCGACGCCCACGACTAGCCCTGCTCGAGCACGGACCTTGATGCTCGCCGGCGGCGCTGCGTCGTTGATGCCGAGCGCCGCGCCTGACACCAGCGGCATCCACACTTGCGCCTGGCGTGCGACCGTGATCGCCTCACCGCCTGGCGAGATGAGGTGCGCGTTTTTCGCTCGCGTCGTGTACGTGGCGCCGCCGTCGATTGAGACTTCGAGAAAGAGCACCACCTCGCCTTCGTCGGTGTCTGACGTGTTTGCGAGATCGAGCGCCAGATTCGCCCGGTAGTTGAGCGACGCCTTCGGGCTCGTCAGCGTGACCGTAAGCGCGTCCGCGTTGCCGAAGCCATCTGGACAAATCAGATCCGCCTCCGCGGGGATCGAATCGTCGCCGGTCATGGGAGTCACGGCCTCGGCCAAGCGAAGCCGCGCGCCGCGACCGAATTCGAGCGCGCCGCCGGCCTCGTTGAGGATCGGCGGGCCGGAGGGAGCGAGACGCACTTTCGACATATTCAAAACTCCTTTGCGAGACTGCAAACGGGGGCCCAGCAGCAACCCCCGTCACGGTGCGCGAGCGCTTAGAAGCACTCCTCGAATCCGAAGTAGACGGTGCCCTTGCTCTTCAGATCACCGCCGGGCGTCACCGGCGAAGAGAGCAGCAGCACGTTTCCGCCCGAGCTCGCGCCGATCTTGCAGCGCATCAGCAGCGCCGTCGTTCCAGCCGTGACACCGAGCGTCGAGCCGAACGTGAGCGGCATGTCGAGGCGCACCGTGCGAGCGAGCGGCACAGCGGGCGCGACCTCGGTCGAGTTGACTCGATGCGAGTTGCTGGCCTGCTCTGACCACGTGGTGCCGCCGTCGACGCTGGTCTCGACGTACAGCTCGACCTGGCCGGCCACGTTCGTGGAGGGGTTCTCCACGTCGCACACGACGGTTGCGCGGTATTCCAGACCTGGATCGGGCAGCGGCATGACGCACTCGATGAAAGTCGACCCGAGCGCGTTGCCGATCGGCGTCGGCGCCGTCGGAATTACGTTGGAGTTGCCGACGGTCGTTTGCGCCTCGTTGAGACGCAGGCGCGCACCGGTGCCGGGATTGAAGCCGGCTCCGGCACCGTTGGCGAGAACGGGACCGGACGGAGAAAGACGAATACCCTTCATGATGTTGCTCCTGTGGTGGTGTTGGTTGCGGCTTTCGCGACGCCGTTGACGACGGTCGAAGCCAGGCTCTTTTTCTTCTCAGCTTGGGAGATCTCCCAAGCCTCCATGGCGAGCGGCAGCACGCCCTTCACTTGCTCAATCAGGTACTGATTGAGATCGTGGTTGTCTTTTTGCTCGACCAGCTCGGCCTCTTGCTTGGCGCGCTGGTACTCGTACGACTCGTGCAGCTGGTTCGCGAGCTTCTCGTGCGACGTGCTCAGCGTTTGCACCATGTGATCAGCAGCCGCCAGCACGGTCTTCATCACGCCGGTGATGCCCGCCATCGCGTCGGCGAAGGCCTTCGCCGCGTTGTTTCCGGAGCCGGCCAGCGCGTCCGCTTGCGCGTTCTTGCCCATCACCGAGCCGGGCTGCTGCGAGGTGATGCCGCCTTGCTGATCGATCGCGGTGTACAGGATCGGAATGCGGCGCTTAGGGCACTCTTCGGCGAAGACCCGCACGACGTTGTCAGCTTCGGTCAGGAAGGTTTCGAGCTCGGGAAAGGGCGCGTGCCACGTCTCCCAGATCGCGCCCTCTGCGGTCAGCTGAACCGTCTTCACGGCGTTCGCGCCCTCGGGGAGCGTGAACTGCCGCTGTGCCCATTCGCGGAGCGCCATTCAGCTTACGAGCCCCGCAACGATCGCCTGAGCGATGAGACCGGACGTTTGAGTAGTGCCCGCCGCGAGGAGCGCCGGCGTCGGGCTTTGGGTGTTGCTCGTGGGTTGCGGCACGAAGAACGCCGCAAAGTCGTTTTGCGGGTTGTTGTGGCTCACGACCAGCACAATGTGCCCGGGCTGAGCTCCGCCGCCGGTGTTGTTGTCCCAGCGCCACACGTCGAGCGGCACGCCCGTCGGGTTGTCGGGCCCAACGGGCAGCGTGCGAAAGACGGCACCGTCAGGCGGGGTCCAGCCGCCCGGCAGACCGCTCTTCGCCGGCGCCGGCGATGCGTTCGCGTGGTGCATGAACAGCAGCGCGCTCGCCGCAGCGACCGCGCCCAACAAAACGACTTTTCCTGCTCCCATGGTGGTTCTCACTTCCTTGTGGCTCGGACAATTGCGTAGAGCGCGACGGCGCCCCCGAGCACCCACGCTGCGGTTTCGAGTGCGTGCCCGAGCGCCTTGCCCGCCGCATCGAGCTCGCCTCCGGCGGTTTTCGGCGCGGGCGAGTTGGTGATCGCGTTGCTCGGGTCCGGCATGTAGACGGCGTCGAGCACGAAGTTTCTATCGTGCGGCCAGGGCAACATGGTTTGCCGGCCGCGGTTATAGAAGCGCACGGAGCGCAGCAGCGCAGCGCTTCCCTCGTTACCGACTTGCAACGCGCCAGCGAGATCGGGAATCGACTCACGACCCACCGCGACCTTCAGCCCCGCGGTCGACGGAATGATCTGCACTTCGTCACCGCGAAAGTGCTCGGGGTTCGGGTTCACCGGATCGGACACGTTCACGCCCGGCGCGTTGTCTTCCAGCTGGTTTTCCACCCACAGCTTCAAGAGCTGATCTTGGCTGATACCGGCGTGCCAGATGGCCCCGAGCAAACTCTCGTCCGGATCGGCTGCCTGGTAGACGTTCCACACGTTCCAGCCGACGAACACCGGCGCGAAGCCTTGCGTGCTGCCCGTCATCGCTTCACCGTTGGCCCTGGCGCCGCGCCCGCGCTCTTCGCGAACAGCGCGACCGCGCCGGCCACCAACGCCGCCGCCAGCACGACTCGCTCCCACTGTTTCATCGGTGCCCCCGCGAAAGTTCCGCGATCCAATGCAGCGCGGGCGCCGCCTGCTCGTAAATGACCACGAGCGCGGAGAACAAGATCGCCATGCGGTTGGACGTGTGCTTTGCCGCCGAGGTGCTTGCATCCTTTGCGATCGCCGGCCGATCTTGCTCGAGAGAGAGCGTCAGCTGCCGCACCTCTCGCGTGAGCGTCTGCACGTCCTGCCGAGTGCTTTGCTCCGAAGCCATGATCTTCCCGACCAGCTCGTACAGGTCATGGATCGGCCGCTCCTCTTCTCTTGGCGGCGCCGACGAACGCAGCGCCACGCGCCCGAGGTGATTCTTCGTCGGCTCTTCGTCGGTAAAGTGCGTCACGGTCCCTCCGTGAGCAACCGCTCGATTGAATAGAACGCAGTCCAGTCGATGAGCTTTCGCGTGCGCGCTTTGATCGGCGTCGTCCAGCCCTGGTTTCCATCGAGCGTGTGCACGTCCTCGCCCTCAACCGCGACCACGATCGCGTGGTGCTGGAGGTGCGCGTTGTAAGCCACGTCGCCCGGCTTCGGCGTTTTCGTCAGCTCGAGCTTGGCCGGCCCGACGAAGCCCGCACCGATGTGCCAGTGCAAGTCCGGAGCGATGCCGCCCTCGTGCAGGCACCACAGCACGAACACGCCGCACCACGCCGCGTTCAGGTAGCCGTCGACCGAGGCGTCGGCGTCGAGGCCGAGCGCACCGCGCCAGTAGGCGCGGAGCCGCTCGGCACTCCACACCTTGGCTTCCACCTCGGCGAGCTCGACGCTCGCGGCGAATACCGCGAGCTCGCGCTTCGTTTCCGGATCGTCAACCACGCCGCCTCCCGGGCTTGGTGCGGAGGACGCCCCAGAAGATGAAGGCGGCAACGCCGACGCTTGCGAGGGCGATGCCGGGGGCGGAGTTGCCCCCGCCCCCGGCGCTTTTTTTTTAGTATTCGATGGATCGACCACCAGCAGCGGGCGCGTGCGCGCTGCCGCTACGGCATTGTCGATCTTCGTCCAGACATCCCCCACGGTGAGCTGACCGTCGTGGTCAGCGTCGAGGCCCGCGTTTTCGTCGTAGATCGGCTCCCCCTTGACCGCGAGCACCGTGTCACTCGGCTTGCCGACGAACGCCGGCAGGAACGTGCTCATGTAGTAGTCGCCGGGCGTGTCGTTCCGAATCGCGCGCCCAGCAATTCGGAAGTACCGCTCGACGTATTCGAGCTGCTCGGTCGCGTTCATGCCGCGGAGGGCTTCGACGCTCGTGCCGAGCGCCGCCGCCGTCGCCGGCATGAACTGAATCAGGCCGGTCGCTCCGCCGTGTGCGTTGACCGCCTGAGGGTTCACGCCCGACTCGAGCGACATCACCGCGGCGATGTAGCTCGGGTCGAGCGCGAGGCGCTCTGCTACGCCGGCAAGCGCAGCAAGGAACCCTGGCTCAGCACTCTCGCGAGCACTGAGCCCCGGCAGGTTGAGGAACGACAGAACGGCAGACATGGTGATGGGCGAGAGAGGCAAACAAGGGAAAAGGTCTCATCCTCGGTGACGGAATCTTCCGAGGCACATTCAACTAGTGGCGACGTGCGATGCTTCGACGGCAGCGGCTCCGCGCTCCGCGCTCAAGCCTCCGGCGGGGACGCGCTGCGCGCGGGAGGTCGGCAGACGCGCTCGGCTTCGTCCACCAGCGTTTTGGCGATCGCGACCGCCTCTCGAGCTGCTGCTGCGGTCGGCTCTCCGGGCCAGCCGCGCAGCAAGTCGGCCGCGATGTGCGCAACGAAGCGCGATCTGCTCTTCGCTTCCGGGTCTTCCTGCTTTTCGAGCGACGCGGTCACCACCTGGGACACCGTGATCGCGAACTCGCGCGCGTTGTGCTCCACTTCGGCGAGAGCGTCTCCGGCCAGGCCGCGGGCTTCCGCTGCGGCGACTTGGCTTTGTACGTACTGATCGACCAGGAATGGTGCGATCTGCGTTGCGATGGGGGCGAGGTTCATGGGTTGGACTCCGCGCGCACGGCGCACAGGGCGTCTTCAGCTGCCTCGAGTTTCGCGCGCTCCGATCCAGGAGCGGGCGCGAGGTTGTTTGCCGCGGCGAACACCTTCCACGCCGCACGCGCGGCGCAGAGCTCACCTTCGGCTTTTGCCAGCTTCGGCGCCGGCGCCGGCGCGCTACACGCGACGCCCATGCAGAGCCCGGTTCCGATCAAGCCTGCGACGATGGCGCACCACACCAACGTCCGGCCGATCATCTCGCTTCGACGCAACGCCGCGTAGTAGCGATCGAGCTCGTTTTTGCTCACTTGCGGCTCCGTGCGCGCTTGGCTTTCGCGCGGCCCTTGGCCATGCGTTCGAGAAACTCAGCTCTCGAGAGCTTCTTGGCTTTCTTCTTGGTGGCCTTTTTCTTGGCCTTCTTTTTGGGCTTGCGGTGCGCCTTCTTTCGCACCGGACGGCCGAAGGTCGCGATCTGCATCTCACGACGCAGCTCGGCCATGATCTGAGCCTTGGTTGGCGATCGGCGCTTTTTCGACGCCTTGCGCTTCGCCTTTTTCTTGGCTTTCTTCTTGCCCTTTTTGCGGGCTCGTTTTTGCGCGGCTTCGAGCTGTTTGATTAGCGCAGTGCTCATGCTTCAAACTCCAGGTAACCGGTCCCGTTCGTGAGTTTCGAGCCGGCAATGAGGTCCACGGTTTCGAACTTGTCGACCGTCACCGGACCGAAGGCACTGCTTCCGAGCAGCACCGTCGAGCCTGCGACGAGTGAGGTAAAGCGCATGGCTTCTCGGGGCAGCGGCTGGGCTCCACTGACCAGCACACGCGCGAATTGAGTCCCCGGCGAGCTCACCGGCGTGACGGCGCAAAGCACCTCTCCGCCGACGTAGAGCCCGTCTACTTTGACCGGCTTCGCATAAATCGTGCACTGCCCGGGCATGCTCATTGCGAACGGGCACTGCACGTCGTTGAGCTGGATCTGTTTGATCGTTCCCCACGTCACCGTGAGCGTCACGTTCGTGCCGAACACTTCGACGCGCCAGAGACAATCCGCACGCACCGTGTCCAGCACAGGACGACTGTCGCTCTCGCCCGCCTTCCACGTTTGCGACTGGCCAATGCCGTGCACGTAACCCGCACCGCTGCCACCCGACGGCTGACTGCCGGGCGGCTGCTGGATCGGATTCGACGGGTTTCTCGGTCCGTTCACGAGCTCACCTCAGCGGTACGCGAACACGCTGCCCGGGCGTTGCATGAACGAGAGCTCGGGCGCCGGCCCTGAGGTGCCGTTGCGCCC